AGTTAATAAATCAATAATTTCTTTTTGTGGTTTAATACCGCCATAATTTAAAAACGAACCACTAAAAACGTCAGGATCAAATATTTTTTCAAAATTTTTTGTTAAAATATCATCAATACTTGGTAGTGTTATGGACTTTGGAAAATTTCCTATTTTAATATCTGCTTGATCATTATACATGTTACCATATAATTTAAAATTAAATGGATAGTCATCATTATTAATTTTTGAATAATCTAAATTTGGAGAGTTTACTAAATTATCAAATGATAAATCTACCATCAATAATGATCCCATATTTGGTATATAAAATTCTATTCCATTAATTTTATATTTCCAATAATTTTTAGTAGATAGAGAATCTAAATCTTTTATAAATATATTTTTTTCCCATGACATTTCATTAATAGCAATTTTTTTTAAATCCATAACATACATTGCAACCAACAGTTGAAAAATAATTGTTTTCCATACTAATATAGAATGAACACCTGTATTTATTTGTTTTCTAACAGGACCTTCATCAATAGTATAAGTTCTTGTTGACCAATTTATAATATTTTGATTAGGTGCTTCAGTAATAGCAACTACACAGGATGTAGATCTTTTAGATATTTCAATAGTAGTATTATTTTTTTCATCTATTACAATAGTGTTTTTATTATCTGTATATTTAATTTTATTAACTTGTGAAATCATATCTTGTTCTTTTTTACTAGTAGTAGTACCATTTTTAATTTTCAATGGATCAATAATAATTGATCTTTTATCTTCTGATAACATTGCAGAAATAGTTTCTTGAAAAATATTATTTCTAATTATATCATTATTAGTAGTAAATCCAGTATTACTGTCAACAATAGTTTTTTTAAGATTTTTTAATTTTTTAAAATCAATACCTGTATTTTTTGTTATATAATATGAAAATAATAATGTAAAATTTGGACAAAGTTTCTTTTTAATTATTTCTTCTCTTATAAATTGATAGAAGAAAATTTCTCTCCAAACATCTGAATATTTTTTATGTATACCATCACTATTTATTCTAGATGCTAATTCATCATATATACTTAATGAATATATACGTACATTAGCTCCTATACTATCTTTTGAACACATTACATAATTTGCACCTTTATCTAACCTTATTGGATAACATGAACGAAACAATACAAAATTATCTGGTAAAGTTCTATAAGGATTATTTGTTAATCTACTAAAATGATAAGGATTCATTTCTAACATTTTCATATATGATAATAAATTTATTATCTCTGGTTTACTATTTTTATAATCTCCAATTGCAATTTCTTCACCTTCACTACTTTTAATTAATATTGATCTTATGTATGAATATAATATTAATCTTTCTGATAATGTTGTAAATCTATTAACACCTACTTGAGCAGCTGGTAGTATATCTTCAAAAATTTCACCAACTGATGTTAAATTTCCATCTGCTCCTGCTAATGATATATTATATTTTTTGATAATTGGCACATTATAACTATTAAAATTCCATGGAACTGTGTATGTTGAAGCAATTGGATTATTTGGATTTGGTACTGGAACATATTGCGATGGATAAACCGTATTTGGTTTCATTTCTGGTGGTTGACCTAATATATTATCATTAATTGTCATTTGAATCATTGTCTGTGGATCTGGTCTTGGTTTTATTTTAGATGCTTTAATTTTTTCTAAAGCTTGTTTATCTTCATAATGAACAGTTTTTGCTCTTTTTTCTTCATTATTTACAAAAGGAGTATTATCTGATCCATGATATTTAGGAATTATACGAGCTCCACCATTAAGATTTGGTAATTTTTTTTTCAAAAAAAAAAACTATTGTTATCTAATTTAGTAAAATTAACTGATATCTCACTTTCACTATTTAACTCTTCATCCATACTTCCACCTCTCATTGATGTTAATGGCATATTTCCTATACTAGGTGGTACTATGCCCATTTTAATTAAATTATCTTGATTTAAATTTTGATTATCATTAACAGGCATTGATTCATTGTATCCAGAATTTCTATACATATTAGTCATATTAGTCATATTAGGCATATTAGGCATATTAGCTATTGGTTGCATATTAGCCATTTGTTGCATATTAGTCATATATTGCATCTGTTGCATGTTAGGCATATTTGTCATATTAGGCATATTAGGTATATTAGTCATATTAGTCATATTAGACATATTAGACATATTGGGATTTTTAGGGGATTTTAAAAAATCACTATCATCACTGAATGTAATTGATTTTTTTGACACTTTTTTTAATCCTCCACCAGATATACTGGATAATTTATCAGATGATCTAATAAATGAATCAGATGATACTGGTATTTCAGGTCTTGTATCTTTTGTTCTATTATTTGAATTAATAAATACATTATCATTATTTAGATAACGATAACCAGTAATCATTTTATTTTTTTTGGCACCTCCTTCTAATATATTATTACTAAAATATTTATTATTCATTATAATATATAAAAGTAAAATATTTTTATTTTTTTTATTATTAATTGTTTTTATTTCACTAATAAATTGTTTTGTTTCACTAGGTATATTTGTAATAGTATTTTCAACATCATTAATAAATGTCATTAAATCATACATACAGTCTTCAGTTTTTTTACTATCATCAATATCAGCATTATCAACAATATTTTCTATATATGAATTTTCAAAATTGGTAATTTTAATTTCTAAACCACTATTAGATATTTCCAAAATTTTATCATTAAGTGTATATATATTTGTTTTTTTTTCTTTAAAATATAATTTAATACTTGATAATTTAAGATTATTATGTCTAAATTTTGGATATTTATCTTGAATAATAATTAATGTGTAAATCAATTGTGCAAATATTGATTTAAAATCATTATCTGATAATGTTTTTTTTGTAGCATATATATCTAAATTTTTCATTTTAAAAAAATGTTCAAAAATAGTAACAGATACAATCTTATTAGACATCTGATTAATTTCTTGTAATTCTGGTATTTTATCAAAAATATCTTTTAACCATTCTGTTTCAATATCAATTGATAATAAAATTAATAAAATATTTTTTGTTAAACCTTTAACAACTAAATCACTTAATAAATATGTCATTTTTGAATTCATATTTTCACTAGAATTAATATTATTAGTATCGTCATTTGTATATAATCGTAATTCTACATCTGTTGAAAAAACATTCATATCTCTCTTTAAAACATATTTATTTAGTTTTCTATAATAAAAATCTAATTTTGTATTGAATAAATTATTTATTATTTGTGTGTGTTTATTTTTTGGTAATATTATTTTTATATCTTCTAATTTAATATCAGCAGGATTAATGTCTTTTGTCTCATAATATTTTTGTGAATTAGGATTATAAAAATAATCATACATAATATTTGCTAAATAATTTATATCTAAATATTCAATGGGATATGTTTCATCAATCATTTATATATAAATAGATTTTTAAAATAAATTTATATATATATTATATATATGTTTAATTTTCATAGATTTAATGATTATAAAGCGGAATCAAAAAATATTTTAAAAGACCATTTATTTCAATATGGTGGCGCTGAAAGTAAAGTTGGTGGAGGTGAAAATAGAGGTAATAAAGTTGTCAGTGAAGATAAAAGTGTAGGTAGAGGTGGAGGTGGAGGTGGAGGTGGAGGTGGAGGTGGAGGTAATAAAGTTGAAAGTGAAGATGAAAGTGAAGATGAAAGTGAAGGTGGAGGTGGAGGTGAACCTCTTGAAGAAATACTTGCTAGACAATTACAAGAAGAAGAAGAACTTGCTAGAGAATTCCAAGAAGAAAAAGATGCAAGAGAATTCCAAGAAGCAAAAGTTGCTAAAGAAGAAGAAGAAAAAAAATTAATTAACACATATTATTTAGATTCTAGAGGTAGTATTAAAGTAGCAAGTTGTTCATTAAATCAATGGGTATTAGATTTTGAAGGTAATGAAAAAAGAATTATAAATGCTATTAATAAAGCAAAATACCAAGGAGCAAAAATAATATTATTACCAGAATTAGCGACATGTGGTTATAGCTGTCAAGATCATTTTTTAGAAAGAGAAACATATTTATTAAGTTTTAATGTAATTAAAAATTTATTAAAAAAACCTGATTTAATTGATAGTGAAACACTTGTTGTTGTTGGATGTCCATTAATTTATAATGATGTTAAATATAATACTATGATGTTTCTTACAGATGGTCAAATTAAATTAATTAGACCAAAAAGAGATTTAGCTGATGATGGTAATTATAGAGAAGCTAGATGGTTTACATCATGGAGTAAAAATGGATTAGAAAAATATAACTATAATTTAGATGGTGACAAATGTATAACAGATATTGGAATTGGAATTGTACATTTTGAAAAAGCAATAGTTGCGGCTGAAGTTTGTGAAGAATTATGGGTACCAGAAAGTATTAATTCTAGTTTATATCTATCTGGAGTTGATATTTTATTAAATTCTTCTGGTTCTCATTATGAATTAAATAAATTAGAAAGACGCAAAGAATTAATAATTGCAGCAACTAAACGATGTGGTGGTGCTTATTTATATTCTAATCTAAAAGGCGGTGATGGTGATCGCTTATATTTTGATGGTGCATCAATGATTGCAATAAATGGTGAAATATTAGAAACAACTGAACGTTTTAATTTAAAAGAAATTGATATTGCATATGCTGATATAAATTTAGATGATATTATAACATATAGACTTCAAAATAACTCTTATCAATCACAAGCAGCTGATTCCAAAAATTATCCAGTTGCAATGCAACATGGTGGTGCAGATGGTGTTAAATCTATATCAAAAGAAGAAGAAGAAGAAAAAGCAGCAACAAGAATTCAATCTATTACAAGAGGAAATATTGTAAGAAAAGAACTAGAAACAATTAATAAAGAAAAAATTATTTTAAAAGAAAAAGAAAAAGAAAAAGAAAAAGAAAAAGAAAAAGAAAAAGAAAATGTAACAGAATTATGTCAAGCATCTGCTTGTTGGATGTGGGATTATTTAAGAAGATCTGGTGCAGGTTCTTTTGTTCTACCATTAAGTGGTGGTGCAGATTCAGCAACTACTGCTTTAATTGTATATGTTATGTGTACAAAAATATTTAAAGATAGATCAGAAGAATCTATTAAAGAATTTTTAAAAGATAAAGTTGTTAATTCAGCTCGAAAAATTTGTAGATTAATTTTAAAATGTGTTTATTTGCCAACCAAACTTTCAGGTCAGACTGGATCAACTACACAAACATTAGCAAATAACTTGGCAAAGAGTATAGGTGCAGATTTTTCTATTATAGAAATACAACCAATTTTTGAATCTGTTTTACTACAAGGTGTTAAAGAATATAATTTATTAAATACAAATAAACCAGAAATACAAATACCTACTGATTCTACAGATAATGCATTTAATGCTATTCAAACAGATATTGAAAATAAAGGCAAAAACTCTTTTTGGCATTTATCTTTTCAAAATATACAAGCTAGAAGTAGAATGTTAATGACATACTTTTATGCTCAATTACGACCCAAACAAGGAGAAGGATATTGTTTAGTATTAGGTTCATCAAATGCAGATGAAGTGTTAATTGGATATTATACAAAATATGATGCATCTAGTGCAGATTTAAACCCAATTGGTAGTTTATCAAAAAAATATATATCTGCCATTTTAAGTTTATATGATTTAGATATTTCACCATTAATTATAACTGCATTACATGCTATTGGAAGCGCAACACCTACTGCTGAATTATTACCAGTAAGTGCTGATTATGTGCAATCTGATGAAGATGATTTTGGAATGTCATATAATGATGTTAATGATATTGCTAATTTAAGATACAAAGGTTATGGACCAATTGATGTAATGTACAAAATAAAGCATAATTCAAAACTATTAGAAAGTACTGAATCAGAAAAAATAGGAGAAAAAGTAATAAATTTTTATAATCGTTATCATCAAAATAGACATAAAGCAGTTATTTTACCACCATCAGTTCATTTATTACCATCACCAGATGATAATAGATATGATCTAAGGCCATTTAATTATATGAAATTTTCAAACAGTTTACAAGGCAAAATTATTACAGAACTTTCAAAATAAATTAGTTATTATAACTAATATAATTATATTAGTTATAAATTATTACTTGCTATTTATTATTTATATACATTTAATATTCTTGCAGAAGGTTCGCCATTAGTTTCAACCCAATTAGGTAACCAATATTTTGGAATAACATCATTGTGTTCAAATTTTTTATTAAATTTTTCATTAAACTTTTTTCTATAATATAATGCTTCTTTTGATTTACACATTTTATATTCATCATATTTTCTTAAAAAAGAATATTCTTCGTCAGTCATTTGTTCATCTATCCATTCTGTAATTAATTCAAACCATGATTTTTCTTTTGATGATACACCATCACTAAATGCTTCTTTTTTTCTGTACATAACTTCTTTTGGCAATAAATCTGGATATAAATAATTAAATGCATCCCTGATTAACTGTTTTTCCATTCTTGTTTTTGTACATATTTTTAATTCAGGATCAATTGACATATAATAATCCACAAAATTTGTATCCAAATACGGTAATCTCGCTTCTAAACCATGATTGGATATACATCGATCAACACGTAAACCATCATATCTATGTATCTCTTTTACTAATTTAATTGATTCTTCTTGTGCAGCGTGTGCATCAGGTGCTAAATAAAAATATAAATATCCCATTTCTACTTCATCTGCTCCATCACCATTTAAAATAACTTTAATATCAGTATTTTTTGAAATATATTGGCCTAATAAATATTGACCAACAGATGCCCGAATTGTTGTAATATCCCATGTTTCTGTTGTATTTATTACATCATTAATTACATTTAAACCTTCTTCTTTAGTAAATAATATTTCAGTATGATCTGTATTTAAATGTTTAACTACTTTATCTGCATATTCCAAATCAGTTCCTCGTGTCATACCTATAGAAAATGTTCTTAAATTATCTACTTGTAATATTTTTGTTGCAATTGCACAAATTAATGAACTATCTAAACCACCAGATAATAATGCTCCGATTGCTCGATCTGAGTCTAAACGACAATGAACTGCTTTAATTAATCTAGAAGTTATTTCATAATATAAATTACTAGGTGTTTTAATAATAGGATATATATAGTCATAATATGTTACCATTTCACTATTTACTTTATTATCATTAAAATTTAAAATCATACATTTGCCAGGTGGAAAAACACAATCATTATTATCTGAAAAATCTGCTAATCCAGATAACAACGATGAGAACATAAATTCATTATTTAATGAAGTACTGTAAAATAAAGGTCTTACACCAATTCTATCTCTACAAACATATGCAGTAACAGTATTAGTTATAATATTATTAACAATAAATATAAATGCAAATTCACCTTCTAATTCTTGAATAGTATCAATAATATTTTTTTTTATTTTAAATAGATGATAAATAACTTCACAATCAGAATTAGATATCACATCCATTTTATATTTTTTAATTAGTTCTTTATAATTATAAATTTCACCATTAACTATTAAATGATATACACAATTATCTGCAATAAAAGTAAAAGGTTGATCGCCTAAAACAGATAAATCATGAATAGCTAGTCGATGAAATCCTAAAGAATAATTATTATAAATATGCATTGTTGTTTTATCTGGACCTCTATTTTTAATAGTATTAAATGCAAGCATTTTATTTATAATTGTTTTTCCCAGATTTTTTGAAAAAATTGCCCATATTCCACACATTATAATACTAAGTAATTACTTATTTTTTAAATATTATATATTCAATTTTTACTGCATTATAAAATTATTAATATATTATAATAATATAATGGAAAATACGTTTATAATAAATAATTTTAATTGTGATCTTTACCGTTATTTAAATCAAGATATTGAAGATTTAAATGATGAAGATTTAATACATCATTTTTATAATTATGGATTAAAAGAAGGTCGAGCTTATTTATTAAATTTACCAGATGATTTTAATTCTAATAATTATAAAATATTAAATCCAGATTTAAAAGAATTAAATGAAAAAGAACTAATAATTCATTATTTAGTTCATGGAATAATAGAAAATAGAAGATATAATTATAATATAAATGAAAAGGTTATCGATAAATTATCACGAGTTCAATTACCAAGTGATTTTGATTGTGAAAATTATAGATTATTAAATAATGATTTAAAAAGTTATAATGATACTGAATTAATTAATCATTACATTGTATATGGTATTAATGAAAATAGAAAATATAAAAAAGATGAAATTATAAATATTTTGCCGATAGATTTTACTTGTGAAAATTATAAATTATTTAATAATGATTTAACACATTTAACCCATGCAGAATTAATAGATCATTATTTAACTGTTGGTATTTTAAAAGAAAGACAATATAAATGTCAAGTTCCTGATGATTTTTGTATTAAAAAATATAAATTATTAAATAATGATTTAAAACATTTTAATAACGATGAATTATTAATGCATTATACCACAACTGGTTTTAAAGAAGGGCGAAAATATAATTTTGATCAAATAGATGATAATTATTTATCATTTAATAATATTAATTTATTAAATAATGATTTATTATATGACGATTTATTACCATATGAATTTGATCCTAAATTATATAAATTTTTAAATGATGATTTAAAAAATTTAACAGATATTGAATTAATATTACATTATATTAAATATGGTAAAGATGAAAAACGAATATATAATTATTTAACCCCATATGATTTTAATCCTAAAATTTATAAACAATTTTATATTGAATTTAAAAATAAAAGTGATTTTGACTGTATATATTATTATACTAAAAAAGGTATAAATGAAGATCAAATATATTCATATAATCAAATATTAAAATTATATATTTTGAATAATTATGGAAATGATAATTTAGATATTGATTATGTAGACATAAATAAAGAATATATTAATATTTTTATTACAAAATTAATAGATATATTTATTTCATTAATATCTAAAAATTTAAATAAATTCTCTTTTTTAGAAAGATATATTATGTTAGAATATTATTATAAATTAAACAATATAGAATATATTTCTTTTTTAGATGCATACACTAAACTAATTAACAATCATAAAGATCATTATCGATATTTATGTTATCGATATATCAATAATATAAAAAATTTTAAAATAGATATTAAATATGATAAAAAATGCCATAATGAAACTGTATTAGTTGAATTTAGAAAATTATATAATATAGAATTTAATATTATCAATACCTGTAATAAATTACAAAATTGGAAACATACTATTGTTTGTGGAAATAATAATTATGATTTTATTAAAAAAATATGTAGCAATATTAGTAATCAAATTAATATTATTAAATTAGATATATATAATATTGATATTAATGAATATTCATTATTATTAACATCTTACTATTTTTGGAATATGTTAACTGGTAATCATATATTAATTCATCAAGATGATTCATTACTATTTGATACTTCTAACATAGATTACTGGTTAAAATATGATTATGTAGGTGCTCCATGGACTCAAAAACATACAAAATATCCAGAACAATATTTAACCGGAAATGGTGGTTTTAGTTTAAGAAAAAAAACAACTATGCTAAATATTTGTAAAAATTATGATATTACAAATTATACTATGTTTGATTTTACCAAAAAGTATATGAATAAAAATAATTTAATTATACCTCCGGAAGATTGTTTCTTTGTAAAATGTATCGTTGATAATAATTTAGGTATTATACCAAATGCAAATGAAGCTAAACATTTTTCTATTGAAAATATTAATACTGAAAAAACTGTAGGAGGACATTGTTTTTGGATTTGTGATGAAAAATGGATTAATCGTATTTTGAAATTACTTAAACAATTTTATAATGATGGAATTCAATATATTGATAATTATGAACATCGTTTTGGATGGAAAAATATAATATTAATGTTATATATAAATGATATAATTACATCTGAAAAGAATAATATTCAATTGATTGATTTAGCTGAAAAACATTTTGTATGGGATCATAAAATAATTGATAATAAAAAATGGATTGGTATATTGCATTTAACACCAACTTCACCATCAAATATAGATAATATTAATCGGTTATTAGAAAATAAAAATTTTAATAAATTTACTGATAATTGTAAGCATTTAGTATGTTTATCCAAACATTTAAATGATTATATTAGTAATATTTATAATATAGATACTGATATAAAAACAATAATTCATCCAATACTTAAAAATAACACAGTTTTTAATATAATGAATTATCTTAATAATAATAATAAAAAAATAATTCAAATTGGACAACAATTACGTATTCTAAAATCATTTTTACAATTAAATTTTTTAAAACATACAAAAATTTGGTTAACAGGTACTAAAAAAATAAATAATGTATTAAAATTAGTCAATAATGAAATTGGAAATAATGACAATAATATCAATTTAAATGATTATAATATTGAATGTAAATATGTAAATAATAATGAATTTGATTCATTAATAAGTAATAATATTATTTTTATTCATTTATATGATGCTTCTGCTAATAATACTGTATTAGAATCTATTTTATATAAAACACCTATTGTTGTTAATAGACATCCCGCTGTTATTGAATATCTTGGCAAAAATTATCCATTATTTTATGATAATATTGAAGAAGTAAATGATGAATTTATATCAGATAAAAATATTATTAAAGCATATTATTATTTACTTCAAATTAATATTAAAAAATTTTCATATAAAAAATTTAATCAAGAATTATTAGAATTAATATAATTTTTTGTATTATTTTTCTATTATTTTTGTATAACTTTTTGTATAACTTTTTGTATCACTTTTTTTATCCATGGTATTTCTCTTTGATATGCATCATCATGTGTTTCTAAAATCATCGGTATATTATTTTTAAAAGCCATCTTTATAACTTCTTTTAATCCTGATAATCCAATCGAACCTTTACCAATTTGTTCATGTCTATCTTTATGTGAATTAAATGGTGTTTTTGAATCATTAAAATGTATTAAAGCTAAATTATCTAATCCTATTAATTTATCAAATAAATTAAATAAATATCTAACTTTTTTTTTTGATGAAATATCAAATCCTGCTGAAAAAATATGACAAGTATCTATACATATTTTTAATATTTTTCTATCATCTCTTGTAAAACGATGATAAAAATTTGCCAATTCATCAAATGAATTATCTTCTGATACAAATAATTCAGTACCTTGACCTGCTGCTGTTTCTAAAATTAAATAAACATTTAAATTTTCATTTTTAATAAAATCAATTATATATTTTAAAGATTCATACATATTTACAGTAGCATCATTAACATTTAAATCTAAATATTTACCAACATGTATTACACATCCTATTGCTCCAATTTCATGCGCAATTCTTAATTCTAACATTATTGTCGAAATCCAATAATTATCTTTATTAAAAGATTTTGCAAAATTTAATGTATATGGAGAATGAATTACTATCTTGGTTAAATTATTTTCCGCATAACTCTTAATTTTTGGTCCAAGTGTTTTGTATTTTAATAAAGCATCTTTAGATGGTCTACCTAATGGATTAGTTACAAATATTTGTAAAAAATTGCCATCATATTTATTAACTTCATCTATAGCTTCAAATATATTATGACTAGATAAATGACAACCATAAAAGAAAGGCATTAAAAAAGTTGATATTGTTAATATTTAGATATATAATTTATTTAATATTTAAATAGATATTTACATTTTAAATAAATGTTATTAATTGACAAATATGAAATTAATAATAGAAATCAAATAAGTTTCCATAAAGAACTGTATAGTAAAATATTAAATATATCTAATGAATATGATTCTATTATTTTAGAAAAAGAGTTTATTGATAATAATAAAACATATCAATTATTTGCAAAAAATTATAAAAATTATCACAAGAAATGTATATCTGACAAGTTTGATAAATTTAAAAAACTTTCTAATTTATTAATTCATGGTCATACTGGTTCAGGAAAAAAAACATTAATTAAACTATTATTAAAAGAAATTTATGGTGAAACAATTAATTATACTAAAAAAGTAGTTTATACTATATCTGGTTATGGTAATTCTGACATTGAAATTGAAATAGAACAGTCAAATTATCATATAGTGATAGAGCCAAAAAATTCTGGATTTGATAAATATGTAATTCAAGAAATTGTAAAAGAATATGCTCAAAAAAATATTATGCAAGTATTTGATCAAAAAATACCTTTTAAAATAATATTAATAAATAATGTAGATGAATTATCATATTATGCACAAACATCTTTAAGATGTACAATGGAAAGATATCATGAAACGTGTAAATTTATATTATGTGGATATCAAATATCAAAAATAATTGAACCATTAAGATCGCGATGTTTAAATATTAGAATACCTAGACCGTCAGATTTTGAATTATTCAAATATTTAATTAATATTTCAATTAAAGAAAAAATTAAAATATCATTATCATCTATAAAATATATTATTAATAAATCAGATTGTAATGTTAAGAATGCATTATGGTATACTGATTATTATAAAAACAATGTATATAATTTTGATACTTCATGGAAAATATATTTAAAAATAATTACGGATTTTATCTATTCCTGTTATTTACAAAAAAAAAAAATAACTTTGAATATATTTTTAGAAATAAGAAACATTTTAAATAATATATT